TGGAACTCGAACTGGAACATCGGTTGTCGTTTCGCCAGTGAGCAAAATATTCTTAAATCTGCCACGGCATTTTTAGATTGACCCTTGGTCAGCTCGCTTACCCTGCTACGGCAAATACATTACGAGGTCTGTAAAAGCGAGAGTAAAGAAATTAAAATCGCAAAACAGCATTTAATTAAAGGAAAGGTGATGGGTAAAAAGCACAAACATCTTTACGAAAAAATACACAGTATCGAAAACCTGCGACTGGCTTACGAAAAAACAGTGATAGGCGGAAATAGATATAAAATTTCACACTTAATTTTTAAGGAAAACCTTGAGGCAAACTTGCATATTTTGCAACAGCAACTGATTGAGGGGACATACAAGATTGGAAAATATAGCGAGTTTAAAATTTACGAACCCAAACTAAGAACAATTGAATCACTGCCGTTTCGAGACAGAGTGCTGCAACATGCCATAAATAATGTACTAGACCCTATTTTTGAAAAAGTTTACTACAACGCTTCTTACGCATGTAGGAAGAATAAAGGCACGCATAAAGCAGTTAAAGACTTGCAGGCAAGCATTAGAAGGCTGTCAAAACAGGGCAAGGTCTATTATTTAAAAATGGATTTTAGCAAATATTTTCACTCAATAGATAAAAGAATACTAATAAAAGAATTAAAGAGAAAAATAGCGGATGACAGACTAATTTCACTACTAAAACAGTTTATGGGTACAGATGAAATAGGCATTCCAATCGGAAATTTAACCAGCCAATTTTTAGCGAACGTGTATGGTCATGTTTTTGATCGATTCGTTAAAACCAAATTGAGAATAAAACACTATTTTCGATATATGGACGATTCAATAATCTTAATGCAAAGCAAGGCCGAAATTCTAAAAGTGCAAAGAAAGATAAAGAAGTTTATTGGCATATTCATGAAACTAAAGTTTAGCAAATGGAGTATTGACGATGCAGACAATCTAATTACGTTTGTCGGCTACAGAATTCACAAGGACTACAAGCTAATCAGAAAAGACAGCCTTACAAGAGCTCGGCGAAAAATTAAGCGATACACAAAGTACGGCGAAACTGAAAAATTACAGAATTTTTTAACAAGCTGGCACAGTCATTTAAAGACTGCAAACAGCCATAATTTGATTAAAAACATCTCAAATTTAAGGAGAGATTTATGCAAGCAATATCAAGAGCAATGGTAGATATTTTGGCCGAACAAACAGGGCAAAGCGTAGGTATGCACGAAGCTAATTACATTTATATTAGCACACGAGAAATTGTCGCACAAAGCGACGTAGATACTGCAACAGCGATTTACAAGAAGGAAATGGCACAAGCACAAGCTAAAGCCGATAAAAAACGAGCTAAACTTGCGGGCTTAAAATATGCGTCAACAGGCGTAACTGTACCCTTTACAGCGGATGATGCACTGGGCTTGCTGCAAGTTCAAGCGGCTTTTCAGTTAGGCCTAGCAAAAACAGTTATCAAGTTTAGTAATGGACAATCATTGCCTATCTCGGCGCTCGACTTTCCTGCTTTCGCGACCTGGTTTGCCACTGAACGTAATAAATTTTTTATCTAAAATGGCAAGCGTCACTGTTCAAATTCTGCTGCCGCAGCACTGGTGGCAGAAACCCTGCTACCGGCTCTTAAAGCCTGTGCAATGTGCAGGCTTTGAAGTGCCAGCGGGGTTTATCTCAGATGGGGCCACCGTGCCCCGTCTTTTATGGCCACTGTTCCCGCCGATTGGCAAATACCTAAAAGCCACGCTGGTTCACGACTACCTTTTAACCCAAAACCCACAAGACCGAAAAACCGCAGACTTTGCCTTTAAAGCCTGCCTCACAAAGCTAGGCATTGCCCCTTGGCGAGCAAATGTCATGTTTTGGGCGGTGCGGGTTTATGGGATATTGAAAATACTGTTATGAATGTAGAGCTTGTTTAATCAGGGCAATAAAATTTTCAATATCTAATAGTTGTGGCCTAAACTCTGTCGGATATTCTTTATGTCTTTTTTGAGGTACAACCAGTGTGATGTTGGCTTGAGCGATTTCTTTGAGTTGATTAGCAGAAATGCCTTCTTGGAGCGTAAGTAGGTGTTTATGGGTGATTCTAGGGGCTTCTCGGGTGACCTGTCTCCATCGATCTTTACAGGTAGTTTTAACACCCAGCATAAAGAGCTTGTCTTGTGGATAGCTGGGGTCGTTATAGGCCTGAGCATGAGGGATAAGAATATCAGGTTTGGTGCCATCTACTTGTGCTTGGTTTTCAAAAGGAATCTGTGCTTGAAGCAATAGAAAAGCTACATGGTGTTCTAATGACTTTCCCGCTCTTGATTTTCTGCGTTGTAAGACGGTTTGTGCCATGCTCAAAAAATCTTCTAAAGAGAAGAAGCGTTGTTGTAGGCGTGGGTCATAAATTTTGTGTTCAACGGTTTTAAAGAGTGCATATTCTGCTTTCACCAGCTGCTCTAACTGCTCATCGGTCGGGTGATTGATAAAGTTTTGCATGCACTCAAGTAAGGTTTGTTGGGTTGCACGAGCAAAATCGAGTGTAGGTGGGAAGTCCCACAAAGGAGCGGCAAAAGCTTCAAACCGTTGTTGTAGGCACCTTTCTTCATGAATGTTCTCATTTTGAGCAGTATAAAGAACCCAGCGGTTAATTAACTCAACCCCTAAAAAAGCTTGAAAATCCTCAATATCTTTATCTGTTTCTAAAATAAAGGCGTGGAATTGATGGAGCGTTTCTGGAATGAGGATCAAGACGGAGCCAAGCTTATCTGGTTGTAATGCTGGGAAGTGTCGAATGTGATTAAAACCTGTAATGCGGTATTCACTTCGAGTGCCTTGTCCATACCATTTTACAGTTGATTGTGTGGTTATGCCAAAGTACCAGTTAATTTGGATAGGGTGATTATGGTTAATGCCATTCTGGGGGGCTTGAGTGGTGAAATATGGCCATACTTCTTTGGGGAGGTAGAAGCCTTTTTGATGCCCACCAGTGAGTCCTAAATCATTAGCAGAAATCACCTTTAGCAGGGCTACACCATAATATCGGCTAATTTGAATGGCTTGTTCACACAGTGGCGACATGAGATTGACCTTGTGTCACAGGAAGTGTGAACGGATGTTGATTGGGCATAACCTCTAGCATACAACGAGCGACATGAGCAATGGCTGGAATAGCGACAGAGTTACCAAACTGTTGATAGGCTCGAGTATTGGAAACAGGCATTTTAAACTGATTACTAAACCCCATCAAGCGGGCACACTCTCTTGGAGTGAGGCGACGAGGATTTCGGTTTTGTCCTTGGTTAATTAGAATTTCTGAACCATCTTTATGATACCGAGCAGACAGTGTACGGGTGGTAGTGCTTTCAGGGGTGACTAGCCCAAAACCAAATCCATTGCCCTTGGCTTTGTGTTTAGCGGCATAGTCTTGAAGGTAACGCCATAGCTTATCGGTAAGGGTAAATTTATCCGGCACTTTGTGATGTGTGTGATCAAAAAAACGCTCTTCATCATGAGGAAGATAGGGTTCTGAACCATCTGTCTTATGAAGTATGGTCGCAAGTGGAAAGCGGTTTTTAGGAGGGATGCGTGCTTCCTGCCAATCAAAAGGCACATTGTCTTGAATCTTAAAGCCAACAATCAAAATCCGCTCTCGGTGCTGAGGAAGGAAGTGTGCCGCATCAATGACTTTGAAATGAATGTCATAGCCCAGTTCAACCAATGAGCGTTTAATCACCTCAAAAGTTTTGCCTTTATCATGAGAGGTGAGGTTTTTGACATTTTCCAACAAGAAGGCTGTGGGTTGTTTTGCTTTAATAATGCGACAGACATCAAAAAAAAGTGTGCCTTGGGTTTCGCAAGCAAAGCCATGTTGTTTGCCTAAAGACTGTTTTTTAGAAACTCCAGCAATAGAGAATGGTTGACATGGGAAGCCTGCCAATAGAATGTCATGATCTGGAATATCATGCTCATTAATCTGGGTAATGTCTCCTGCGATTTCATGATCATCGTGGAAGTTTGCACGGTAAGTTTGCTGGGCGTATTTGTTCCATTCGCTTGTGAAGACACACTGTCCCCCTAAAGGTTCAAAGGCTTGTCGAATCCCACCAATGCCAGCGAATAGATCAATAAATGTAAACATTGTTCTCTCATTTTTTTTAATTTTTTTTTATTTTATCAGAAAGTATCTCACAGCATAGTGGTTTATTTTTGGCGAGCAAATGTCATGTTTTGGGCGGTGCGGGTTTATGGGATATTGAAGTTATTAAACTAAATTACATTTTTTAATATTTAATAAACTTAGGATAAAGTCAAATATTTTTAATTAAATATTCAAAAAACCTCCCACAGGACTTTTTAAAGTCTTACCTCTATACTGTCCTCAACTTATAACAAGAGGACAAAACAATGCCTGTAACTTATCTGCATGGCGTGCGAGTAGTGGAATCTAACGATGGCACACGCCCTATTTCAACGGCTGCTAGTGCTGTCATTGGTGTGGTGGGTACTGCACCTCAAGCGGATGCGACTGCCTTTCCGCTAAACACTCCGACTTTAATCGCAGGATCTCGTAAAGAGGCAGCAAAACTGGGGGCAACGGGCACCTTACCTCAGGCAATGGATGCTATCTTGGATCAAGGCGGAGCCGTTGTAGTGGTGATCCGTGTAGCAGAAAGCGCGGTGAGTGCAACGCAAACAGCTAATGTAATTGGTGGAGTTGATGCTGTAACAGGTGATTACACAGGGTTGCAAGCTTTATTGGCGGCTCAATCCGTAGTGGGCTTTCAGCCTCGTATTTTGGTTGCCCCTGGATTTTCTAACCAGCTGGCAATTGCTACAGAAATGGTATCACTTGCTAATAAGCTTCGGGCATTTTGTTATTTAGATGGGCCTAACACAAATGATGCAGACGCACAAAATTATGTAGCCAGCATTGGTTCTAAACGGGCAATGGTAATTGACCCATGGGTGAAAGCATTTGATACTTTATCAGCCTCTGAAGTGGTTCGCCCTAGCTCTGCTGTGGTGGCGGGTTTGCGTGCAAAAACAGATACTGAGAAAGGTTTTTGGTGGTCCATGTCTAATCAAAATATTTTAGGTATAACAGGCACTGTTCGAGCCATTGATTTTAAAATGGGGGATATAACCAGTCGTGCTAATTTGCTTAATAAAAATCATGTGACCACTATTATCCGAGAAAACGGGTTTAGAATGTGGGGCAGTCGTACAACAGATAAGCAAGATGCGAAATGGGCGTTTGAGCCAGTTGTGCGAACAGGTGATTTGATTGCTGATTCGATTCAGGAAGGATTGGCTTGGGCTGTGGATCGTCCCATTAATGCTAAATTCTTGGAAGATGTGGCAACCAGTGTGAATAACTATATTCGCCATCTGGTCAAAATGGGCGCATTGATCGGTGGGGAGTGCTGGGTTGACCCTGATTTAAATTCTCCTGATCAGCTTTCTCAAGGCAAGGCTTATTTTAAATATGATTTTACCGCCCCAGCACCCGCTGAGCATATTGAAATTACCAGTGTTAATGTCAGCGACTATTATGCCGCTATCTTACCCAAATAAAGGAGATTGAATAATGGCAGATTATGCACAAGCTTATACAGGGCTTTCAATAACCGTCAATGGGTTTGGATTTTTAGGTTCTTTAACCAACTTTGAACCCCCTGAGATAAAAGAGCATACAGAAGAGTATCGTGGGGGAAATGCTGCTCCTGTCAAAATGATGGTTGGCTATGAGGTGGTCGAGGCAAAGTTCAAGCTTTCTCGTGATGATTTCAATATTGCCGCTTTGCGTGCTATTGTGGGGCGGGATGTGGTTTTTACCGTGCGTGCGACAGCAGACGAAAAGGGGCAAAAAATCCAGACGAAATGGGATGTGTATGGTCGCATCTACTCTGTAGAGTCGGGTGCTGTTGAGTCTGGAAAAATCGTGGAGAAAACCTACACGGTGAGCGTAGTTAAGTTTTTAAAATCCATTGATGGCAAACCTGCCGAGGCCTTTGATATTGAAGTGGGTGAGCTGAAATTTGGCACTACGAATGTTCTTTCAAAAGTAAAAAAACAGATAGGATTGTAATTATATGAAATCGTACACTCTTTTAAAAGACTGCTTTTTAGGTAAAAAAGGCAGTACTGTGAAGCTTAATGATCGCCAAGCCAGCAACCTGTTGGCAGGTGAATTTATTGGACAAACCGCATCTAATACAAAAGGAGCGAAGAAATGAGTCAAGTCATTGAGTTGACCTATCCTATTTTAGACGCAGAAGAAGAGATTAAGTCTTTAAACCTTCGTCGTCCAACTGTGCGGGATATTTTGGTGATGGATGCGGTAGTGGGCAATATTCAAAAAAGTGTCCGCATGATCGCACAACTGTCAGACTTGCCTGTTGAGGTAATTGAGACGATGGATGCTCATGATTTTGCCAAAGTATCTGAAGTGGTGAGTGATTTTTTGGAATAAGCTCTCAAAGTCTGCTCAGGCTAATGGCAGATTTGGCAAAAGTTTATCATTGGCCACTTAGCGAGTTAAAAGCGATGACACTTGATGAGGTATTGGCGTTTCACCAGCTTATTTCTTAGTTTTTTTAGATTCTTCGTATTCTTTTGCGGTGGCTCTTAAATCACTCCAAGCCTCTGAAATAGGGACAACCAAGAATAGGTGCAGACCAATTAAAAGCATCCAAAAAGCAGGTACAATCACGAGCCACCCGAGCAAAATAAGGTTGAACGAGGAGGCGTTATACAGAATGAATAGTCCTAAACAACCCGCCAAAAAGGTTGGGGTTTTGTAAAATTTCATGATGCTTATGAGTGTCTTCATAGAGTCCATTATATATGTCTAAACAAAGTATTTCAATTGCAATCCAAGGAATTGACCGCTTTAGCGCACCTGCTAAGAAAGTGGCCGCCAGTTCAGAAAAAATGGTGGAGATGCTAACTAAAGGCACACAAGAAATCCAAACGCTCTCTAAACAGTCGTCCTCTATTAAAAATTTTCAAAAGCTAGAATCTCAGCTGGGAAAAACCGCACAGAAACTTGATGATGCACGCAAAAAAACAAAAACCCTAGCTGCCGAAATTGCGCAAACGGATAAGCCTAGCAAAAGACTGCTGGCGGATTTTGAAGCAGCTCAAAAAACTTCTGCTAAACTCAGCAATCAACATAAAAAGCAACGTACACAATTACAGGAACTTAAAACGGCTTTAAAAGAGGCTGGTATTGAGGGACGAAATTTTGCTCAAGTTCAAGAGCGAATTGGGCAACAGATGCAAGCTACCAATGAGCGGTTGCAAAAAGCAGCAGAATTAGA